CTCAAACGTAAAAAATCGCAAAATCAGAACCATTTCTGGCTATACCTGGAAGGAGGTGAAGGATATGCCGGGAAGAAAACCGAAACCGACAGCGCTGAAAGTGCTCGAGGGCAATCCGGGAAAGCGGAAACTGCCCGAGAACGAACCGAATCCGGGCAGGAAGATGCCTTCATGTCCGTCCTGGCTGCTGCCGGACGCAAAGAACGAATGGAAGCGTTTGGGAAAGACGCTCAATCAGATGGGCGTCCTGTCTGAGGCTGACCGTGCTGCGTTTGCCGCGTACTGCCAGTCATGGGCAAGATGGAAAGAGGCCCAGGAGCATATAGACGAAGAAGGATCAACGTTCATGGGCGAAAACGGCCCGAGGAAGTCACCGTGGGTTGCGATCGCGAATGAAGCGCAGGCGAAAATGATGTCTGCTGCGTCTGAGTTTGGCATGACGCCATCCAGCAGGACGAAGATCGCGGCCGCGAACGAGAAGGGTGACTCCCACGATGAAATGGAGGCGCTGCTCGCATGACCATAGAAGAGAGACCGGAAGGATATCCAAAGCTGACGGATTACAAGCCGAGCAGGTTCATGGCAGAAACATCCCACTATGACGAGGCGAAAGCTGACAGGGCGGTGAAGTTCATCGAGAACCTGCGACACACGAAAGGCAAGTGGGGCGGACAGCGGTTCTGGCTGATGCCATGGCAGGAACAGCTGACGAGGGACATTTTCGGAATCGTCAAGCCTGATGGGAACAGGCAGTTCCGGACGGCATTTGTCGAGATAGGGAAGAAGAACGGAAAACAGCTTGCCATTGATACGCCAATTCCAACGCCAGACGGATGGGCAACGATGGGAGATGTCTGTGTTGGAGATATGGTTTTGTCTGACACGGGTGAGCCTTGCAGAGTTGTGGCGAAGTCGGAAATTGACACGGCAGAAGAGGGATACAGAATCACGTTCCGTGACGGTTCATCCATTGTTGCAGGAGCAAGGCATCAGTGGATTGTTGACGGACATTCCGAAATCATAACCACTGAAGAGATGTGTTCTTTGCAGAATATTTCTATCAGTATCGGGGGACTTGGAAGTCATTACATTGACTCCATCGAGAACATCGGAAACGGTATCCCAATGCAATGCATACAGGTGGACAGCCCATCGCATTGTTATCTGGCAGGAAAAAGCATGGTTCCGACCCACAACAGCGAACTCGCCGCCGCCATTGCCCTGTACATGCTCTACGCCGACAATGAGCCATCTGCGGAGGTATACGGGGCGGCAGTTGACCGTCAGCAGGCGGCAATCGTTTTTGACGTTGCGAAACAGATGGTCAAGATGTCACCTGCACTGATGAAGCGGACGAAGATTGTTGACAGCACGAAACGTCTTGTGAACTACTCCAACGCAGGTTACTATCAGGTCCTTTCTGCGGAGGTCGGCGGCAAACACGGATTTTCTATTTCAGGGCTTATCTTTGACGAGATACACGCCCAGAAAGACCGAAAGCTATACGATGTCCTGACCAAAGGAACATCCGATGCCCGTGAGAATCCCCTGCATTTCATCATCACGACAGCAGGAACCGACCGAAACTCCATCGCTTACGAACTGCACCAGAAAGCTGTTGACATTCTGGAGGGGCGAAGGTTTGACCCGACATTTTATCCTGTGGTTTACAGTCTGCCTGATGATGCGGACTGGACGAAGGAAGAAAACTGGTACAAATCGAATCCTTCACTGGGAATCACCATCGACATTGAGCGTGTCCGTGATGCATTTCGGGAGGCACAGCAGAACCCTGCTGACGAGATGACCTTCCGATGGCTCCGTCTCAATCAGTGGGTGAAATCGACCGTCCACTGGATGCCGATGGACAAATGGGATTTGTGCGGCGAGGAGTTTGACATCTCACAGCTTGAGGGGCGTGAGTGCTACGGCGGTCTGGACCTGTCAAGCACATCGGACATCACGGCGTTTGTACTTGTGTTTCCACCAAAGGATGAGGACGAGCCATATTACGTCTTACCCTACTTCTGGATACCAGAGGAGAATATCCAGACCCGTGTCAAGCGTGACCATGTGCCATACGATGTCTGGAACTACGCAGGAGAGTTTGAGGCAACAGAGGGCAATGTCATCCACTACGCCTACATCGAGCGGTTCATCGAGAACCTGCACGAGCGGTTCAACATCCGTGAGATAGCCTTTGACCGATGGGGAGCGACCCAGATGGTGCAGGATCTGGAAGGCATGGGCTTCAAGGTCATCCCGTTCGGGCAGGGGTTCCGTGACATGTCACCGCCCACGAAAGAACTCATGAAACTCGTTCTGGAGGGTCGTATCCGTCACGGCGGCAACCCCGTTCTGCGATGGATGGCTGATAACGCTGTTGCACGGACAGATCCGGCAGGAAACATCAAACTGGACAAAGAGAAATCAACGGAAAAAATAGACGGAATGATCGCTCTGGTCATGGCACTTGACAGGGCAATCAGACAGGAAGCAGCCACGGAGTCAGTATACGATTCCCGGGGGCTGCTTGTTTTTTAGGAGGTGATCCATCATGGGTATCTTTTCAGGACTTTTTCGCTCCCGGGATAAACCCGTAACTGACACACTAATTGGACAGTACTACCCGTTTTACATGGGCAGCAGTGCCGCAGGGAAACAGGTGACAGAACGCTCCGCAATGCAGATGACAGCGGTGTACTGCTGCGTGAGGATTCTGTCGGAGGCGGTCGCAAGCCTGCCGCTGCAGTTCTATCGGTATACGGACGATGGCGGCAAGGAGAAAGCGACAGGCCATCCGCTTTATTTCCTGCTCCACGATGAGCCAAACCCCGAAATGACCAGTTTTATCTTTCGGGAAACACTCATGACACACCTGCTCCTGTGGGGAAACGCTTACAGCCAAATTATCCGTAATGGCAAAGGCGAGGTCGTGGCACTGTATCCGCTGATGCCTGACAGGATGCGAGTGGACAGGGACGAGGCAGGGAGCATCTATTATGAGTACCTTGTCTATGACGGAGATGCCATAAACAAGTCGGACACAGGCAAGGTGATAAGGCTCTCTCCGAGGGATGTGTTCCATGTGCCTGGACTTGGATTTGACGGACTCGTCGGGTACTCACCTATCGCAATGGCAAAGAACGCAATCGGACTTGCCATCGCAACAGAGGAATACGGGAGCAAATTCTTTGCAAACGGAGCACAGCCGAGCGGGGTGCTTGAGCATCCCGGAATCCTCAAGGACCCTGCGAGAGTGCGAGATGCATGGCAGGCAACATACGGCGGCTCGGGCAATTCCCACAAGGTCGCTGTTCTGGAAGAGGGCATGAAGTACACGCCGATCTCCATCAATCCGCAGGATGCGCAGTTTCTGGAAACAAGGAAATTCCAGATTGACGAGATAGCGAGGATATTCCGTGTGCCGCCGCATATGATCGGTGATCTGGACAGGGCAACGTTCAGCAACATCGAGAATCAGGGTCTGGAGTTCGTGAAGTACACGCTGGACCCGTGGTTAATCAGGTGGGAGCAGGGGATGTCAAGAGCACTCCTGACCCGTGCGGAAAAGAGCGAGTATTTCTTCAAGTTCAATGTGGACGGCTTAATGCGTGGTGATTATCGGTCGAGGATGGAAGGATATGCGGTCGGAATCAATAATGGATTTATGTGTCCTAATGATGTGAGAAGCCTTGAAAATCTTGACCTGATTCCTGAAGAGCTTGGCGGAAATCTGTACATGGTGAATGGGAACATGGTTCCGCTGAAAGATGCAGGCGCCGCTTACAAGCCGAAGGAGGAGGTGAGAACAGAGCAATGACAATGAACAAATTCTGGAACTGGAAAACGACAGAGAACAATGAGCGTGTGCTGACGCTTGACGGCGTAATAGCCTCTGAGTCATGGTTTTCAGACGAAATCACGCCTGAGATGTTCCGAGCGGAACTGAACATGGGCGAAGGGGACATCACAGTCTGGATTAACTCCCCGGGCGGTGACTGCGTGGCAGCAGCACAGATCTACAACATGCTGATTGACTATAAGGGCAACGTCACGGTTAAGATTGACGGAATTGCGGCATCAGCGGCTTCCGTCATCGCCATGGCAGGGACGAAGGTGCTCATGAGTCCTGTCGCAATGATGATGATACACAATCCAATGACGATGGCATGGGGCAACAGCGAGGAGATGCAGAAGGCAATCGAGATGCTGGCTGAAGTGAAGGAATCCATCATGAACGCCTACGAGATCAAGACCGGCATGAGCCGTGAGAAGATTTCCCGTCTGATGGACGAAGAGACATGGATGAACGCCCGAAAGGCTGTCGAACTTGGCTTTGCGGATGAAATCATCACAAAGGATACGGAAGAGCCGGAGAGCGAACCCGTGTCAATGGCTTATTCCCGTGCGGTGGTTACAAATCACCTCATGGATAAGATAGCAGAAAAATGCCGGATTGAGGCTCAGAAGACGGAGCCTGAAGGCAAGCCGGTAAGCGAGTTTAACGACCGGCTGGAACTCATCAAGAAACTGTTTTGAGGTCATAGGAGGATAAAGACATGACAAGAAACGAAATCAACGAACTGTACACCAAACGAGCAAAAGCATGGGAAGCTGCAAAAGCGTTCCTGGATTCCCACGAGAACGGCGTTCTGTCCGCAGAGGATGAGCAGACCTATAACCGCATGGAGAAAGAGGTCACTGACCTGACCACTGCTATCAAGAGAGCAGAAAACGTCCTTGCAATGGACGCTCAGATGTCCATGCCGACAAGCACCCCGATCGTCACCAAGCCGACCGCAGCGGAAGACCGCAAGACCGGCAGAGCATCCAAACAGTATGCAAGCGATATGCTCGATGCAATCCGCACCAATTTCCGCAAAGTCTCCAACGTGCTTGAGGAAGGCACAGACGCAAACGGCGGCTACCTTGTGCCGGACGAGTGGGACGCAAGACTCATCGAGAAACTTGAGTCTGAGAACGTTGTGAGAGCACTGGGAACCAAAATCGTCACCACCGGCGAACATAAAATCAATGTTGTCGCATCCACACCGGCTGCACTCTGGGTTGCAGAAGGCGGTGCTCTTACATGGGGCGATGAGACCTTTGCTCAGAAGATCCTCGATGCCCACAAACTCCACGTTGCTGTCAAGGTGACAGAGGAACTGCTTTATGACAACGCTTACAACCTTGAGGCACATCTCATCGACATGTTCGGCAAGGCTCTGGCAAACGCAGAAGAGGATGCATTCCTCAACGGCAATGGCTCCGGCAAGCCGACCGGTATCTTTGATGCGACCAACGGCGGCGAGGCTTCCACCGTGACAGTGTCCGGCTCCCTCAAGTCTGATGATGTCATCGGTCTGGTATACGACCTGAAACGCCCGTACAGGAAAAACGCAGCGTTCATCATGAACGACAAGACCATTGCCGCAGTCAGGAAGCTGAAGGACGGCAATCAGGCATATATTTGGCAGCCGTCCTATCAGGCAGGCGAACCGGACAGACTGCTCGGATATGCTGTTAACACATCCGCATACGCTCCTGAGACAGGCATCGCCTTTGGTGATTTCAGCTACTACAACATCGGAGACCGTGGCGTTCGCTCCATCCAGCAGCTCCGTGAACTGTTCGCAGGCAACGGCATGATTGGTTATGTGATGAAAGAACGTGTTGACGGTATCCTTGTACTGCGTGAGGCTGTCAAAGTCCTGACCATCGGCAGCTGATTGGGGTGATATGGAGTGCTGTCCTTAGAGGAGACAAAAACATATCTGCGTGTTGACAGCTCTGATGAGGACAGACTCATCAGGATGCTGATAGGACAGGCAGAACAGCTTGTGATGGACGCAGGCAGGATGGACGAAAACAGGATGGAAGAGGATGACAATCTGTCAAGGATTGCGGCACTGTATGCGGTCGGATACCTTTTCGAGCATCGTGAGGACGCTGACCTGCACAAGTTGACGTTGATACTCCGCTCCATTCTGTTCGGCGTTCGGGAGGTGATTTTTTGAATGTCGGAAGACTCAACAAACGAATCACCTTTGAGAAATCCACCACCGCATCCGATGAATACGGAAACCGGAAGCCGACATGGACGAAGTACTTTGAGTGCTGGGCAACCGTGACGGCATCCGGCAGACGGTCGGAGGAGAACGAGCAGACGGCAGTCACCACGATAGAAGACTACATTGATGTGACTGTCAGATGGTCATCCGAGACAAAGGCAATAAACCCGAAAGAGTACCGCATCCTGATTGACGATGACATCTATGACATCATGTCATGCAACAACGCAGGGTATGCCGGGAAAATGCGGATATTTACCTGTGCGATAGAACCGAGGTGATTTTATGGCAGATAAGGTCTCACTTGGACAGGTCGGGGATGCCATCAACGACATTCTGGCCGACTACAAAGATTACTGCGACAAAATAATCTATGAGGACATTGACGAAGCCGGAACTGTCGCACGGGAGGAGGTCAAAAAACTTGCCCCTGTCGCTGTTGCGGCTTACAAAAGATGGGAACCCAACGCCGAACTGATAAGCCCCGGCAAGTACAAAAAATCATGGAGAAAGAAAACGGAGGGCAAGGGAACATCCAAGCCCTCCACTGTTGTCTACTCCGGGCAGTACAGCCTTGTGCATCTGCTGGAAAACGGTCACGCCAAAAAGGGCGGCGGCAGGGTTCCGGGGTTCGCCCATGCTGCGCCTGCGGAAGAGAAAGCAGAAGAGACGCTGATGCGGAAACTTGAGAGTGATTTATAGGAGGTGACCGATGACATACAAACAGATAAAGGACATCGTGGAAGAAATCGGTCTGCCGTATGCCTATGACCACTTTGGAGAGGGTGACTCCCCTGCCGTACCGTTTGTGGTCTTTACGCTACCGGGCAGGGATGACTTCCTCGCTGACAACAAACCTTACGTCAAAGTCACAACGCTGACGATAGAGCTTTACACAGACTACAAAGACCCGGGACTGGAAGACCGTATCGACAACGTGCTTGAATCGCACGGACTCATATACGACAAAAACGAGTCCTGGATCGTGTCCGAGAAACTTTTTGAAACAGTTTACAATTCGGAGGTAATATACAATGCCAACACCTAACGATAACAAAATCAAATATGGCCTTGAAAAAGTATACATTGCGAAACAGACGGAAGCCGCAGGCGTGTACACCTATGCAACACCTGTTGCCCTTCCGGGTGCAGTAAGCCTGAGCCTTGAGGCACAGGAAGAGTCTACACCGTTTTATGCGGATAACATCGTGTACTACAGGACAAAGGGCAACAACGGATATTCCGGCTCTCTGGAAGTCGCACTCATCCCTGACTGGTTCCGGAAAGAGATCCTGAACGAGCAGGAAGATACCAAAGGCGTACTTGTGGAGAACGCCAACAACGATAAGCAGGTCTACTTTGCGATGCTCTTTGAGTTCAAGGGCGATGTCAAAGCGACCCGTCACGTCATGTACAACTGCACAGTGACCCGTCCGGCAGTTTCGTCTACCACCAAGGAGGCAAGTGTCACTCCGGGAACCGACACACTCAACATCACCTGTGACCCGAGGAGCGATGGACTTGTCAAAGCAAAGACAGGAGCAAACACTGACAGTGAAGAGTACGATGGATGGTATACCGCTGTTTACGTACCGACACTTAACGCAGGCACGGGAGACTGATGCAGGAGGGGAGAGTGTAGTCAATGACAGAAAGAACACTCACGCTTAACGGCAAGAAGGTCAAGTTTAAGGCTTCTGCCGCCCTCCCGAGGATGTACAGGACAATGTTCGG